GCGCCAGAATGGGCTCTTGCAGATCGACGACGAGCCCGGTGTGACCTTCCGAATCACGAAAATCGAAGAGGCCCAGATCGGGTGGATGCACCTCCTCTTGGAGCGTAAAAAGTGAATAGGCGGAATGATATTCAAGCCCTGGTCAAGACCACGCTGATTGCGGCCAAAACCGCAGCGGCGGACCGGGTGTATATCGGCCGCGTGAAGCCGTTCGACCCGGACCATTCGTCGGACGCCCCGCCCGCCATCTGCATCTACGCCCCGAAGATCGAGTACAAGCTGAAGGGTGTCGGCAACCAGTACAACTACGACGAGGACGTCGTGTTCACGCTGGAACTGTGGGCCAAGGTCAGCCCTTCGTCGCACCCGAAGTTCGCTGAAGAGATCCAAGACACGGCGCTCAACGTGTTCGTGCAGCAAGCCGTGAACGCGCTCTTCGGTAGCGAAGACTTCTTGCAGGAGTTCAACTTCCTCCCGGACGTCGTCCTCGTGTACGGGATGGACATGTCGAGCGAGTCCCGGGTCGGGGCCGCGATACTCGAAATCACGGGCACCCGAAAGAAGACGACGATCGTGTCGGAGACGGACCTCGGGCTTGTCTACGACGACCTACAACAAATCTGGATCGACACAGACATCACGGACCCGGACCCCGACGTGGTGCTGCCCATGACGACCCCGAATATCCCGGACCTTGCCCAAGACATCCCGGACCTGGAGCAATAACATGGTTTCGTTCAACCAGATCCCGAGCACGGTCCGCACCCCGTTTTTCTTCGTCGAGTTCGACGGCGTCCCGGCAGAGACGGAGGCGCTCGACATCGGTCCGGCGCTCATCCTCGCCCAGAAGACCTCGACGGGGACCGCGGATGCGAACGTACCCATCCGCATCATCAACGCGGACGACGCTTCGGCCTACTTCGGCACGGGGTCGCACGCGCACCGCATGGTGAAGATGTTCCGCAAGTCCAACTCCGCGAAGGAGCTGTGGGTCATCCCGCTGGCGGACAACGGAACGACGAAGCGGGAGGAAGTCATCACCGTCCGGGTCACGCCCGACGGCGCTGCGAACTCCCTGGCCGCCGTGGCCGGCACGATCACGATGTACATCGCCGGCCAGAAGGTCCAGGCCGCGGTTGCGACCGGGGACACGGCCGAGACTATCGCGACCACGCTACGGGACGAGATCATCGACCTGGAGACGGACCTCCCGGTCAACTACAAGACGGCGTCGATCGCGGTCAAGACGACGACGTGCACGGCGGTTCACGCCAGCGACTGGTTCATGGCAACGGCGCACGGTCTGACGACCGGCATGCCAATCAAGTTCACGGGCACCGTCCCGGCGGAGCTGGTCGCAGGCACACAGTATTACGCCATCCGTATCGACGCGGACACGTTCCAGGTGGCGGCTTCGTACGTGCTGGCCGTGGCGACGACCGAGATCGTGTTCACCGACAACGGTTCGGGGATCTCGTTCACCGAGAACAACGCCTGGCAGATCACCGTCGCGGCCAAGAATGCGGGAACGCTCGGCAACGACATCGACTTCCGGCTCAACTACCTCGGGCCGGCCGCTGGAGAACGGACGCCGTCTGAAGTGACGGTCACGACGGCAACCTCCGTCTCCGGCGCCACTGACCCGAGCCTTTCCACGGCCATCACCGCGATGGGGACGGAGTTGTACGACTACGTCCTCTGCCCGTACTCGGGCACGACGGAACTCGACGCCCTCAAGAACGAACTGGACGACCGCTGGGCGTACAACCGGCAGGTCTACGGTCACGTGGTCTCGATCAAGCGGGACACTGAGGCCAACCTGCTCATTTACGGCGCCCTCCGCAACAACCGGCACGAGTCGGTGTTCGGGGTCTACGACTACCCGTCGCCCATCTGGGACATCCTCGGGAAGATCGGCGGAGAGCTGAGCAACCTCCTCGACAATGACCCGGCGCTGCCCGAGCAGGCGCTGCCGCTCGACCTCATCCTCCCCCCGAAGGTGGGGTCGACCGGGCGGTTCACGCTGGCCGAGCGCGAGGCCCTCCTGGAGGGCGGCATCGCCACCCTGTCGATCGGCCGGACCTCGTGCGCCATCGAACGGGCCATCACGACGTACCAGACGAACGCTCAGGACGTCGCGGACGTGACCTACCTGGACATCCAGACCGCGTTCACGATGATGCGCTGTGCCCGGTACATGAAGCGTCGCATCGTCACCAAGTTCGGCCGCAAGAAGCTCGGCGACGACAACTCGCGCCTGCCCGCGTCGGCGAACGTGGTGACCCCCAGCATCGTGTTCAACGAGCTGGTCATGATCTACGGCGACCTCATCGAGTTGGGCTGGGTCGAGGACATGTCGTGGTTCAAGGCGAACTGCAAGGTGGTCCGCGACTCCAACGACGTGAATCGGCTGAACGTCCTCTTCCCGCCGGACTTCATCAACCAGCTCCGCGTCTTCGCGACGCTCTTCCGCTTCAAGCAGTAAGGAGACCTTCGACATGGCAGGAGCAGCAAATCGTGTCGCGGGCGTCGCCTACTGCTACGTGGACGGCGTCAAGGTGGACCTCGGGGGCAAGATCACGGTCTCCCCCTGGACGACCGAGAAGGAGTCCGTCAAGGGCCTCTCGGGCACCGTCGGGTACAAGGAGACCCCGGTCACGCCGTTTATCGAAATCGAAGTCATCACGAGCCCCGACCTCGACCTGAGTGCCTTCCAGAGCGTGCGGTCCTCGACCGTCATCGCCGAGCTGGCGAACGGGCAGACGTGGACCCTGCGCAACGCATGGTCGACGTCGAAGCCGGACATGGACGGGGCCGAAGGAACGGCGACCCTCAGATTCGAGGGACGCGACATCGAGTTGACGACCTGACCGGAGAAACCAAGTGACCGTCAAAGTTGAACGAGTTGGGAAGCAGACCGTGGTCCCCCTTGAAACCCCGATTCGGGTGGCGGCGGACATGGTCGAGGAACTCACCTTCCGTGCCGTCCGTGCGGGCGACTTCCGCATCATGGACAGCAATAAGGGCATGGCTGACATGACCCTTCAACTCATCGAGAAACTCTCCGTGCCCGAGATGATCAAAGGCCAGGCGGACAACTTGTCCGCCGAGGATTTCATCCGGGTCTCGGAGATCGTGAACGGTTTTTTCAACGGGCTCCAGAAGTCGATCTCGGAGCCTGCTACGTCCTGATCGCTACGGCCTTCAACTGGCCACCGAGTGAGATAGATCGGTTCACCCTTCAAGAACTGACCTTTTGGAGGACGGCCGCCGAGGCCAAGATCAAGAGGATGGGCGTGTGACCGATAAGTCTTCCAACTACCTCGTAAGTCTCAAGCTCCAAGCCGAAGATATGATCTCCGGCGTGGTGAAGAAGATTTTGGGGGAGGCACAGGCAGCGACGGGTCAGACGCACGGGAAGTCCTTGAGCCGGGTCCAGGAGATCGGGAAGGCCTGGCAAGGGGTTACGCGGTCGATCACGAGCACGTTCTCGGGGATCCGGAACACGCTAGGGGCCGTGAACTCGACCGTGCAGGCCATCTCGGGGTTCGGGATTCGAGATATTGCCGGCAGCTTCCTGAACGCTAGCGTCGACATGGAGAACGTGCAGCTCTCCATCGCGACGCTGCTCCAGACCGTGGACATGTCGGGCAGCAAGGAGTTCGCGAACTTCAATAAGGCGCAAGAGAAGACGATCTCGCTCATGCAGACGATGCGTGACGAGGCCGCCAAGACGCCCGTGGAGTTCGAGGACATCGCAGGGTCGTTCCAGCAGATCATGCCGCTCGCCCGCGAGCTTGGTGTGTCCCTGGAAGAGATCGTGAAGCTGTCGGGCGCGACCGCGACGTGGGACCGCATCCTCGGCAAGTCCGGCGTGTCCGCGACGGACATCCGGCAGTTGCTCGGTGGACAGAACAGCATCGTCCAGATCAACAACCCCCTTCTGAAGAAGAACTTGGAGGAGTTGAAGAAGTACCAGGACGAGGTCTCGAAGGACAAGGCAGCGGGCGGAACGGGTGTGCAGGCACAAGCCAAGATGCTGAAGCGCATCGTGGCGATTCTTGGAATCTCGGACGAAGCCAATGCGGCCTGGGAGAAGTCCTTCGACGGGCGGA